CGCATTTCACCTGCAGCATCACTAGGAGGTGGAGTTAGATTCTCATCGTTTTCTTCTTTCCATAGGCGCTCGTTTTCTGCAAGCTCTTCGTCTGTCATTCCTAAGAAACGCTTAAGAGCAAATCTATTTGACATATAAGGAATAGCACTCATTTGTGTAAACGTCGGCACACGAGCATTATCAATTTCACTTTGACGATATGCAGCAAAGTTTTGCGGTGGTTGAAATCTTAAATCAAACATTGAAGTATCAATGTTTATGCCTTTTTCTAACAAATAGCGTTTAAACTCTTGATTAAATTCTTCAATTACTAACCCTTGTAAACGTTCGCAGTAAGTATTAAAGCGTAGTTCTTGAATATATGCTGTTCCCACACGTCCGTCATTATATTGTGCCCCAGCATCATCTGCTCCGGTCGGAAGGTACGAACTTGGGATACGTAATCCGCGTACTAGCTTATTAGTGAAATAACGTAAGTCGTCAATCTCACCTAAGTTAGTACCGCCTGGTAGTGTTTCAACTTTTGATCCTCTACCTTCTGCTGTTTGTGGAAAGAAGTAATCTTCGTTAATGGACAACGGGTTGTACGCTGAGTCTATAACATTCTGACCCCCGCCTGTCGCACTTGGGATTCGACGCTGATGAATTTCAGTTTTTACTCTTTCCACAAATTGCATAGCCAAGTGACTTGGCATGTTACCCACATCAACGTAAAATACTCTGCGTTCTGGCGCACGTTGTACACGATAGATAATAATAGCATCTTCAAGCAATTCTTTTTGCTTGTATACTTTAAAAATTGTTTCTAGTAAGCTATTACCAAATGGATAGTTTTGATCTAACCCTTCACTTAAACTAAGATGTATTACATGTTCTGCATCAACAGCAATTTCGCCATCGTCGATTGAAAAACGTGATCCTGGTGGTGTACTTGTTCCGCCTGTTGCGCCTTTAGCAGTACCAGTAAAGTAACTAGTATTTGCATTGCCGCCGATATTATTGCCTTGGGTGTCAAACGGAGTTGTTGCAACCATGTCTTTACAATTTAAATTAAAGTTTTTAACTACATATTGTTCTGGAATTTTTCCTTGGCTTTCGTTTACGATAATTCGTGTTACATTTGCAGGATCAACATGATATAATTTTTTTGTTTCCGGATCTCTTACAAAAAACTGATCGCCATATTTAAAAATATTTCTTAAAATCAATAATAAAACTAGTACGATACTGTGTATTATCCTGTGACGTAAATTCAGCAAGAATATCTAATGCTGCATTTACTTCTGAATCTAAATCCATTGTATTGTATTGACCATAACGCTCTATACGATTTGGTGTTCCTACATAAACATCAGGCAAATATGAAGAATAATTAGCTCTAGCAGGACCTGGATTATTTCCCGAAAACCGTCCATTTATAGGAGAATATGCTCCTCCAGGATTATCGCCTGTTTGTACCGGTGTAAAATATTTCTTCCAACTCATCTATTTGTCCTTTAATATACCGAATTACCTATTCCAGAAATTGCGGTAACTTCACGTCTACTTGTTTCATTGATTGCTCTTAACACAGCTTCCATAGTAGTATTTAACCTATCTAGCTGTTCAGAGCTACCTGAGCCGGATCCGCCGCCGCCACCTAGTCCTGCATTTTGCATCATGCTTGCGGCTGACACTCCTGTACCTCCGCCAAGGTAACCTTTATTATCTTCTGCTAAAGATTTATTTAACTCATCCATTGCATCAGCAAGTTTTTCAACCGCTTCTGCATACTTTTCTATTTTACTACCATCTAGATCATCTGTCAACCCCGAAAATGCTGTTAATGCTGTTCCTGCTAGAGTCATGTTACTGACAGCGGTTGGATCAATACTTGCAAAACGATTAACACCATCTACTAATTTATCAAATGGCGATTCTGCTCCAAAGAACGAAGCAATACTATCCATTACTCCGCCAGCCGTTAAACTAATAAGGGCTGGGCCTAGCAAACCTAATGATCCGGCAACTTCGGTAAAGTTTGCTACGTTTTCTAAGTTTGCCATTCTTTCTACGCCGGCAGCTACTTTTTCAATACCGTCGCCTGCTGCACTAATACCTTGTCCTGCTAGTGCAATCGCTCCGCCAGTACCAATAAGCATACCGGTAAATACCGCAGCACCTAACGCAACTGGGCCTGTTCCAAATCCTGCTAACAATATTTGAAATCCTTTAACAGCAGCATATACAACGCCGCCTACGCCAAGAATAGTTCCAAATGTTCCTAGTTTTTCTGATATGCCATCAAAAAATCCTCCAGTATCAGCACTGCTCGAACTCGAACTACTGGTACTAGGTACATCATCAGACCCTGGTCCATCCATTCCAGCTGCGCCACCGGTGCTACTGGAAGACTCGGTAGAACTGCCACCGCCAAACATGGCATCCCATATCATGCCTTTAATGTCAACGTCTTTCCACCAGCCTTTAATTTTATCAACTATAAATGTCATTGGATCTTCGGCAGTTTTCATTTCACTAAAGAATCCATCTATCCAATTTCCAAATGTATCTAATGCGGATGTAATTGCATCAAAGCCGCCGCCTGTTGTAAAGTAACTAACTACATCATTAAATACAGTTTCTAGTTTATCAAACACACCCGAATCGATTAATTTACCGATAATTTGATTTCTTAAATCAGTAAGTCTTGCACCAAACCCTAACAAACCTTCAGAACCTAATTTAATTTGATCTTGTTGTTCTTTCTGTGCAGTTGATAAGGCGT